ATATGAACAATTTCTCATCTTCTAGTCTTTTTTGATAGGCATTTCTTGTTTTAACTAATGTCTCTAATTTCATCTTTTTTATCATCCTCTATATTTGATAGAACAGCAACCGAAATGGCCCAAATCAAACCAGATAGCCAGACTAGACCGAATAGTAAATAGATAAAGTTTTGTAAGTTCATCATTCCTCCTCCAGCAATTCGGGATTTTCGTAAATGTTGCCGATAACCTCACAATTAGTATGTCGTAACCACAATTCACATCCGTGTTGATTAGATTCAAGACGATATACTCCTCCTCGATGCCTTACAATTTCGTAATAAGTGGGTTCAGAATAGACATCCCTAGCCATTTTGACTATATCCCCTTCAAAAATCTCCTTGCCGTTCCTATCGTGCAAACCTGTTGATTGCATGATATGAAGATCGTTATTCACAATCCATTCACCAGCAACGCCGTCCTCATCAATTATCCAAATATTGCCATCACCAACCATAACTTCGTCTGGCTGATACATACGACATAACGAACCACTATCATACTCTCTATATTTTGGAATCATTCTTCCACCTCCTCGATCTCAATTCCCGGGCAATCAAACACCCAGCCAAAACCGGCGTCTTCAAGTTGTTTTTTTGTGTGTTCTGTACGAAATTTTTTATCTAGTTTTATTGACGATAAGACCCAAGCGTGTTGAAATTTGATAAAGTTTAAATAATTAAAATCATCACTTTCCATTCCTTTAAATCTTACATAATACCGCTTTTCTTTCTCAACCTCGTAGCCATTGACCCAAGAAAGAGCGAAGAGTTCGGAATTATCCCAATACCATTCTGCAACTCTATCAGACATGCATGCATCTATTGAGTAGGACAGCGTATGACCTAGTTTTTTCTGTTCTGTGATAAAATCCGCCACAAACATTGGGATCTCTACTTCCTGAGGTTCGTCTAGCAACTTAATCAATTCCAACGTTGTTAATTTATCAATCATCGGTCTTGGTCTGCTACAATCTGAAGGTAAATGACTGATACTCTCAATCAGCTCTTTTTTATTCATCCTTCCACCTCTTCTACTTCAACACCTGGGCAATCGAACACCCAACCAAGTCCAGCTCCTTCTAGTTCTTTACGTGTAAATCGAGTAGCTAATTCCCCCAAAGAAAAAAATATTTTCTCGTACATATTATTATAGAATAGCGGTTGTTTTGTCGCTCTCATCTTTACCGTGTACCGCTTCTCTTTCTCAACCTCGTAGCCATTGACCCACGCTTCTGCGAAGATTTCCACATTTTGCAATTCGATCCACCCTTCAACCTCACCTTTTGGCGCTTTGTTGATCGCCCCAAAAATGCTATACCCCTCTTTCTTCGCTTCTTCAATCCAATCCGCAACATACTGAGGGACTGTGACTTTTTTCGTATCTATTGCATTCAATTGTTTCAAGTCTCTTAAAAAGCAATGACGGGCAATTTCTGCCCCGTTTGCGCTCCATACACCCTCAAGACTTTCATATTTTTTAATTAAATCTTCTATATTCATCATCATTCCTCACTTCTAACAACAGTTAGATTTCCTGTTTTTTTGCCTTGAGCATGCAATTCTGCATAATACTTAAGCATACCTGCATCTTTGCCGATAATACGACTCAATTCTTTAAGTGGCCCTCGACAGATGTATCTGCCATCTTTATATAATTTGTAATCTGCTAACTCTTCTGGATCCCCAACAATGGAACTTTCTGTCACACCAAAATAATCACAAAGGCATTGAACTTGAAACTTTCCTAACTGCACTCTACCATTTAACCATGAAGTAACTGCATCTCTCCCATATCCTAATTCAAAGGATAATTGATGCCTAGTCATACCTCGACTTGCTAGGAGTAATTGTACTTGTTGTTTAGCATGTTCAATCTGATTCTTTGTGTACTTGCTCATTCTCTAACTCCTTTACTAAAGAACTGAGGAATGCTAAAGATTCTTTTTTACCTGCGATTTCCTCAAGAACCCATACCAAATTGCGGAAGGCTTTTTTTTACATCCTCTATGCCGTTCTTCTTTTGGAATCGTAAAAGGTATTTCATTGAATTGCCCCATGCCCAACCTGCCTTTCCTGCTAAATCACCTATGAAGTTTTCTATCACATCAATTGCTTCCATCCCATTTTTTCCATGATAATGGCTGGGGTTGTTGATAGTATCATACTGTTTCACTTTGTTTTCGCCCATCATAAATCCTCCTCTTTCACCCAAACACCGTCAACTAAGCGCCCTGTTCGATCTTTGATCTCCTCGTATGCCAAACCTAAACACTCTGTGAAATCGATATTCAAAAACTTAGATACTCGAATCAATTCAAATGCTACATTTTTTAATTGATAATTTTGGCGACTAAAGTAAGCAGCAACTGATTGATCTAGCAATAAAATAAAATGATCTTCTTCCTTGTTAGAATTCGTAGAAGGAACTGATTCTGTATCTGGAAATACTTCTTTCGTATCAATTCCTAATTGTAGAGTAAGGCCAATTAACACTACAGCAATGTCTCCGATGCTATCTTTTACAACGTCATCTTGTTTTTTTGCTAGCCCACTAGCTAATTCCCCAATTTCCTCAAACAATTTTAAAAATTGTTTATCAGGATTCTGAGTCTGTAAATTACGATCATAAAACCATTTTTGAGTTTTTTTGATTAACTCAACTAATCTTTTATTTTCCATTAATACCTTCTGCTTTCCATCCCATCAGGGAATTTAAAAATATGTTTACTTGCACCCTTAAAAATTCTATCTGCAAGTGCTGAATTATAGATTTTTTTGATATCGCTACTAGATAAGTTAGTATTTATAAAAGTTGTCTGTCGATTGTCTAAGATCTTGAATAGAACCCTTTGTCTCCATTCATTTGCTTGTTTGAGGGTGTCACTCATGCTGCTCTCTTTTCCTAGATCATCGAGAAAGAGATAGTCTACATTGCTAAGCATTTCTACAGCATGGCTTTCTGTAAAATCGCCTTTCCCACCAAAGCTATTTTCTATCTCAGTAAATAGTCTAGTTACCGATACGAAAATAATACTTTTAGGACTACCTATGTCCTTGAATTTATTATTCAAGGAAGAAGCTAAAGCAATTGATAGATGACTCTTACCAACTCCAGGAGGTCCAGTGATAATCACATTTCCTGTTTCTCCCTTCACATAGTCTCTTAGCATCCTTTTTGAAAAATTTAAACCTTGCTCTGCAATCTGATTATCAGTGCTAAAGTTCTCTAAATTTTTTCCGATCAATTCATCAGGAAATAAACTAAAACGACTGAATACTTCAAAAGTTTGGGCTAATTTTGAATTTATTGCTGACTCATTATTTAACTTTTTCTATATTCGTTTAATTTCTTCCTTCTCACACTCTGGACAAACCTGCAAATATTTCAATTTTCCAGCAATAACTACTGGACTCTCCCATAATTGGCAAGAGTGCACTTCACAGATTTTATCTAGTAGCTTTTTTCTTTCAATATCTTTTAGAACTTCCATTAGAATCCTAGCCTTTCATCAACTGCTGAAGCAAACGAGCGGATATTTTTTGGTATGCTACGATTAAGATAACTATCAAACTTATTCCCAAAAAGCGTTTGAGGCTGTAGATATCGTTCATAATCTGTTCCCATCCATGTAGCTGCCATAACATTAACCACATGTTTAAAGTCTTTTAGTTCATAACCTTCCTTCAAGCGTGCCTTAATGTATTTATGATGGCTAGCTGTATTTTTGTTGAAGTTCTTCTTTGTAACCTGATTGAGATAAGTAATAACTTCCTGACAAATCGACATTATATTATTATCAGTCTTGATATTATCAGTCTTGATTCCCTCAATATTTTTAAGTTCTTGAACTAAAGTTTCTTCAGTTCCAAACTTAAAGTTTTTAAGGTCCGCAACTGAACTCACAGCCGATCCATTAACCGCATTGATGTAAATTCTATTAGGCATATTTACGCCTTGTCGAACTTCTTTTAGTAGCTGGGCATCTTTAAGTTCTTTCTTGGTTTTTATGATTGTAGGTTCGCTACAATTCAAATCAATCATTAACTGCTCGTTAGTGTAGTATTGAAAAACATTTCCGTTTTTATCATGCCATTTATTTGTTAGAGATAACTCCAACCTATCAAACAACAACATATACATTAACTTTGCATTGTTACTTAATCTCTTGTATTTTTCGTCATAAATAAGCGGTTTGGGAACTTTAAAAAATGCTAAGTAACCAGCTACTTCTGATTTTTTAATCATTTATTGTACCTCCATATTTGTAAATTTTGTAAATTCTTTGTGGAAGAATAATTTGACGGTACCTAACCCCCCATGACGGTTCTTTTCAAAGATCACTTCTGTCACATTATCATCTTCCTCTTGCCCCTCACGACGGTAGTAAGAATCTCGGTAAAGAAATGCTACAATGTCAGCATCTTGTTCAATTGATCCTGATTCACGAAGATCTGATAGAACAGGCCGTTTGTCATTACGTTGTTCTACTCCACGAGAAAGCTGACTAAGTGCAATCACTGGCACTTTTAATTCCTTTGCTAAAATCTTTAATTGTCTTGAGATCTCAGATACTTCTTGCTGTCTATTTTCCTTTCCTCTGCCAGTAATCAATTGTAAATAATCGATAACAATCAAACCTAACTCTCCTGTTGTTTGAGCTAATTTCTTTGATCGTGCTCGGATGTCAGAAATTCTAATGCCAGCAGTATCGTCAATATAGAGTTGAGCCTTTGATAACTGTTCTTGTGCTAAGAGCATCCGTCTCCACTCACTGTCAGATAACTTTCCTGTCCGGATGTGATAAGCTGGAATCACTCCTTCAGCGGATAGCATCCGTTCTACCAGGCTCTCTGCCCCCATTTCAAGTGAGAAGATAGCTACTGGTTTACCTGCTCGTATTGCGACATTTTGTGCAATATTTAGAGCAAATGCTGTTTTCCCCATAGCAGGTCTAGCAGCCAAAATAATTAAGTTGTCTTCGTGTAGTCCTGTTGTTATTTTGTCAAAATCTGTAAAACCTGTAGCAAGGCCAGTAACATCTCCAACGTGCTTAGATCGTTCATCAATTCTGATATTAGTGGAATCCAATACATCCATGATGTTTCTAAAACCTGAGTATTGATTGGCACTCACCGATGTCAGTGTATTTTCAAGTCTTACTATGACATCATCTAAATCTTGGTGATCTTCATATACTGTTTCAAGTGCTTTACCTAGATCATTGATGACCTCTCTTGCTTTAGCTTTTTCGGCCACAATCTTTGCATAATGTTCAATGTGAGCACTAGTGGGAACTGAATTGATCAAACTAGCAAGAAAAGCCATTCCACCAATACGCTCAAACTCTCCAATAGAGTCAAGTGCTGATTTTACAGATACAGGGTCAATTGGTTCCCCCTTATCTGCCAAATCTTCCATAATATTGAAGATAATACCGTGAGATAACTTATAAAAACTTTCCTGTGTAAGAAATTCTGATGCGATAAAGATTTTTTCTGGGTCAACGAAAATTGATCCAAGTACCGCCTGTTCAGCTAGTATGTCGTGAGGCAGGATATTTGTTTTTTCTGCCATTTTTATTTTTCCTTAATATTGATATAATTAAATTAAAAACAATAGGGGTCTATCTATGAGAAATAAATATTCATTAATTTTTCCTTTGCTTATCACAATACTAATGTCATATTTGTATTTGAAATATTTACCTACTAGCATGGAGTCAACTCTTGAAGTTTTGAAAGGAATACATTTTGAGACTTTATTTACGTTTTTAATTTTAGCTTTTATTATTTCATATTCAGTGTTAGTTACTGTATACAATTTCCTTTTGTTTTAT